CGCAACATATGTAGACCTGTTAGCTACTAGAAGACCGGCGTAAGGCAATGCTATAGAGAAGGTTGAGGCTCTATGCCCAAATGGATGGCCATAATCACTTAACGTTAATCTTTGAACCGTTAAATGACGCGAATGAATTAACAACATATAAGATTGAAGGCAATTTTGACACAATGAAAAACTAGCTAATTCCGCACACAATATTATCTTAACTTTAACTCCACGGTCAGATTAAACCATGAAAACTTTAATACGTAAAAGAAACGAATAGATATGCTCTATTAAGCATTTTGGTAAATCCAAGTAAGATAAGCACCAGTATTACCATCAACGGCAAAAGTACCAACGGGTAAAGTCATCCAATATAATTTAAAATCATCACCATAAGTTTTAAACAAATAAGCATTATCAACGTTAGTTGTGCATTGATAACTTAAGGGATAAATCAAGTTTGATGATGTGTTATCGAATAAAACTGGTTTATAAAAAGGCATCATAACTTCACCTGTATCACTCATAAAAGCACCAATACTCAATGCTGCAGTACCTCCTACATCACCAACTGCAGAAGTAGTTGGTTCAAGGGAAAAAGCAACAAATGAAGTTGCAGTGCTCTGAGCTTGAACTTTCAAACCAGTAGATCCGCTGAAGAATCGAAAAGAATGAACTAAAATTTCAGCAGCATTGTGATATACAGTACCAGAACCAGCACTAACATCCATGGAATCAATATACGCAATACCAGTTCCAGTAGGGAATATTTGCTTTGGATAATATCTATGTAAGATGTCATTTAAATGAGTGGTTTCTTCTCCACAAATTAATCCACCATGTTCAAAAGTAGTCATAGAACCATGAAATGGCTCAAAACCTCTTGCAAAATCAGCTCTAGGATTACCAGTCGTTTTAGTACCACTAGTAGCCATCAAAATTTCTTTCTTGTTACCACTAGTGACAGTGAATTTCATATCCTTAAGAAGATAAAATCTTGAATCAGGTCCTCCTGCTTTATAAACAACACACGTAACAGGGGTTGAAGCAGTAGTAGATTGTTGCGACCAAGCTAAAGTTTTACAATATAATTTCATAGTTGGATTAGTAGCAGATACCGTAGTAGCCATACGTTGGTAAGGATAAGAATACGACATCTCAACTTCACACATTCCTCGAATTTCAACTACTTTGTTATAACAATTAAAAGGATTAGCAGATGATGAAGTAGCCCAATACAACACCACAGTAACATTTTGAAACATATGTGCTGAAAAATATAATTTAAGTAATATAGATCCAGAGTACATATGATGCAATGTTCTCATAATATCTAAATAAACCATATGAGTCGATTCAATATCATACAACGCAGCTAAATTAACAACATTAAGAGTGCTGGTAATAGAAAAAATACTACTAATAGCAGGTGTGCCAACATATCCTGCAATGGACATCTCATCACGAACAATGCCAGCACGATCCGCCTTGGTTGAAATTTTATTTTCAGCATCAAAACCAAGAGTTGGCGCATTTTGAATACCATTTGCATGTCCAATATGATAATTATTATGATTTTGAACAAGCTGTCCAGTATTAGTTATCATTGGTTTATCAGCTTTGAACATCATTCTCGCAGCCATAGATCCAACTCTCAAAACTGATCCAGCAACAAAAGTAGCAAGTTCATCACGAACTACTTCAGCAGCACCAGTTAAAAAAGCCTTCATGTCTGATTCTCTACTTCTACCAGATGTAGCTTCAATTGGATAACATACCTCAGCATTAACAAATCGCGCTCTAACAACCACAGTAACAGTTTGCGCAGCTCCATCTGAATCAGTCAAAGGAGCTAAAACCTTAATGATAACATGTCCCATTTCAGCAATAGCAAATTTCGATAAATCCAACCAAGTATAAGGACTAACGAAAGGTACTCTCATACGAACAGTTTCAGAAGAAGTAGCAGAAACCAACCGATGTTCACCGCCAGACAATGCATAAACTGTTGTACTGCCACCATAAGCGGAATCAGAACCAGAGGTGGTAGCAAATTGAGTATAATATCGTTCAAAAGGTATGAATGCAATCATTAATAAACCACACAGTTGCATCATTGAAACTACATTCACTTCAACCTCTAATTCAGCTCTAAAATATCTCCAATAAGCTAACTTATTAGCAATATAAGGAACTGAAAACAAAGAAGTTGGAAAGTTATAATTACTAATGGTAGTATCAGTAGCTTGAGCAGTTGTCCAAGACTCTTGTGCAATTAATTCAAATCTTTCAAATATATTATCTTGTTTGAAGGTTTCGACTGTCGAAGAATGCTGAGGTCCTTGAAGACCAGCATTTTGTGGATTGCTAACCGTGACTTGATTAACAACTTGATCCACTCCTAATTCGTGAACAACACCATCAGGCAAGTTCACATTAGCTCTATCACTACTTCTCACATTGTCAGCAAATTGATTTGATTCAAAAGGTCGTACGTGACCTGACGTTGGAACAAGAATGTTACCCGACTCGTAAAATTCTCGCCTATAAGTTGTATAAGCTTGTTTGGAGCTTTGAACCCATTTATACAAGTGTGGGGTTCTTTGTTTGACAGCTTTTAAATATTCTGCAGAAAGTGTGTCAAAAACTTCACGTGGATGGTGCGAAAGTTCTAAAAAGAAAGTTTCAGCAGTTGAAAGAACCACTGTATCATGATCAGAACCTTTACGACACCAATAAGTTGATTCGATAATAGTATCCAAATCGAGAGGAGCTCGATATATTCCATTATCAAATCTAAATTTCCTACCGAGAAAAGTAATAGTTTCTAAAGTATCAGAAATATCAGAATCAGTTTTAGAACAATGGGTATACTTCATACCAAAACGGCGTAAAATATGTGGCGTAAAATCAGAAACTTTAATATTACAAAAACTAGTAGTCATTAAATTATCATCACCATAATTGAATTGAACAAAATCTTTAAATTTCATTCCAAGATCATAAATAGCAACAGTAGTCATAATAAAAAAATTTATAATTGAATTGCAAGGCGCAGTAAGAGGAAAACCCGATGGAAGAGATCCAATAGTCTGAAAAATTGTATCAAAAATAATGTGCTTAGCATACATAACATGGTGCATAAGCAACTTTCTAATATTTTGATTTTCTTCACTATCATGATACCATTCGTTAACAAACTTAAGAAAAGCTTCGAGTAAAACAATTGGAATAGTGCCATCATAATTTTCAAAATCTCCAGCAATAACAGATCCTTTGCGACTTTCAAGTATCTTATACAGACGAGTCCATTCAATAGAGTGTGGATTAATTCCAACAGAAACTGGTTTCACACCATGAAAAGATTGTATATAGGCAACAAAATCACCAAAATACATTCTCATTAATATCAAATAATGCAAAGGACATGCAGAGAACAATCGAGTTTTACCAAGTTTAATTTTCTCAACTGGTCTAGTCTCGTCTTTAAGCAAGTCTTGCCAAATAACATCGATTTGTTCACCACACTTGAGTTTGGCTAACAACTCCATCATCTCCTGTAAAAATTCAGCTGAATATTCATGTTTATTAGTCACACTATTAAATGAAACGTATGGAGATTTGCCCTTCTTTCGATTTAAACATTTTGGATAACCAACTCCAGTACTGAGACATATTGAATTAATATCTTTTTCAGTAATTCCTTCTAATGCTTGTTGAAGAGTAAGAATAAATGTTTCGTCAGGAGATGGATATACTTGATGTGCCAATTCGATAATATAATCATCAACAGGATCAAAATATTTCTCAACCTGATTTAACTTACCCATGGCTTTAACTAATGGGTCTACAACTTCACCTTCATCATTTTTAAAAGGAGCTAATTTAGCAGGTAAAAATTTCGCAGGATGATGCCATTCAAATAAATCCGACTCTTCAAGTCTAGTTTTATTTGGTGGAAAATTAGCATCTTTCATATCAACAAACTCAAGAATTTCCATAGGCATTTTGAAATTATATCCAGTACTTTCAATAGTTTCTGTGCCCACAAATCCAAAAGGTGACAAATACTCGTCAATACCTTCCTTAAAAATTGGTGTAGCTATACCAAAAGTACTCTTTTGATTCTTCGCACATTGCAAACCAACAATCATTGGTCTACCTTGATCCCCTTTAATACAAACGGGAGAACCAGAATCACCAGGTGTTATATGTGCAAAATAAAACATTGGATATTCAAAAGTAAAACTAGTTCCACAATCGACATATTCTTCACAATTAATATCCTCGGCTTTCGTCAACATACGAATATTAGTAGCCCCAAAATCATCTTTAACAACTAACCTCATTGGAGTACCACTAATAATAGGCCGAAAATTTTGTTCAGTTGCAAAAAAAGAATATAAAGCAGGAGGCAAATTACATCCATCGATTTTAAAAGCACAAATATCTTCTTCCCCAAATTGAATAAACTGTGGTAATCTCTTAATAACAGGACCTCGATCTTGACCATCCCAAGTTAATGAAATTTTAGGATCTTTAGCCATATAATATCTATAAAATAAATGTGCCGTAGACAAAAACCAACCATCTTTAATATGGAAAGCAACACAGGGTTCTCCTCGTCTTACACCATCTTCTTCTATAGCTGCTATTTGTATACGTGCAACCCCTTTAGCAATACGATTATGTAAACAATCCATATAATTTTTATCACCAGAAGTTGATTCCACTACTTCATCAAAAACTTCATCAGGAATGTCTTCTGGAATACCGGAAGTAGACTTAATACCAGGTGTAACCATGCGTGCACGATTATGAGCAGCCTGAGCTCGCTTCATAGCCTTGCGAGCTCGAACGCCTCTTCTATTTCTAGTTTTTTCTGGTGAAGTAGCAACAACTTGAGGAGATTCATTAGCCATAGGATCATTATATGGAGTCATATATTTAACGAACAAATAAGACAAAGCACCGAATGTGACAGCACCAATAGCTAAAAAAGCATAAAAAATATAATTGCGAATTTTTTCTTCTAAAACTTTTCTCTCTAGTGGCGTTTTATCTTCATACTTAAAAAACAATTTAGCTATACGACCAATATAAGTTATATTATCAATTGGTTTATTAGCAAGTTTCTTAAGTATTTGGTGTGTTTCCATTTCATCAGCTCTTTCAGCAAAAGTTTGATGTTTACCAGCAGTTGGTTCAACATAATCTTCTATAACATCAGGAGCTGCCGCTAAGTTAAAATCATCAGGTTCAGATAGTTCAGAATGAGTAATAGACTCAGCATGGTCACTAGATGTTTCAGAAAGAACAGGTTCGCCAGTATGTAAATAAGCAAATTCAGGCATAAGTTGGGCTAACCGTTCAAGAGACATCTGCATTTTCTTGGATCTTTCCCTTTGTTTAACTTTAATCTTATGAGCAATTCGAGCAATATCAGGAAGATATTTCCATTGACCTTGTAATTCTGGAAACATAGTACACTGATCAATTCTGTACAAATTATCCACAGCATCTTCAGAACCAGGTTCATCACGAAATAACACTAAGTCAAAACGACGTTCCAATGCATCCGTGCTAGTTATAGCTATACCAAGTTCATTCTTTTCATCAAGCCTACGCTTCGGTTTATAAGGACGCCAACCACCAGGAGTTAAATTTGAACTTAACAAGACATACTCAGAATCAAAGTAACAAGCACCTTTACGATCAAATGCCATATTTAAATTAAATGCAACAGTGGTTGCAGCATTCAAAATAAAACCAGCATCAAGAGCTTTCTCTTTCGGATCGTTCGACCAACAAAATTCATCATTCTGAACATATCGATGCTTATTATAGCCTTCATAATATTCATTACCAGAATTCTTGACATAAGTCATGGAGTCATCGTAAATAAGTCCATCACAATATGCACTAATCTGGTAAAAAGCATTGATACCAGTAGTCTTACCAGTACCTTCAGGACCAACAAATAATATCACACAAGGTGGAACACGAATATGAGTAGTTTTCTCAGAAGCTAAAGCAGTTCTATACATTCTCTCAAGTTGAGCATAACGCACTTTAAAAGGTTCTTCAATCCATCTTGGAATATTAACCATATGGTAAGAATCACGAATCTCAGTTGCAATTTCATACTTTAACTTAACCAAACGCATTAGTTCAACTCTACGACAAATCTCATCGTTTACAGCAATCATATCAACTGTAAAATCATTAATGTCCATAATTTCATTAACAACTGATTGAAATGTTGTGCTCATCGGATCAAAACCAAAAACTGTACGCATAAATATAGAAGAAGCGCCTAACATAAGATCTACATTAGCTTGAGTTCTCTTCTGATCGTAGTGTAATATTTGACTCAAAGAAATAGCTCGACGCAATTCTTGATCTGTCATGTTTTCATGACCCATTGACTGACAAAATGACGCTAAATGAGCTATAGTAGAGGATAATAAATTGTTTTCTCCTGCACTAGCAATAACATCATTTGACTCAGCAGCAACTGTAGCAAAAAACATAGCAACATTCTGTCCATTATTCTGTAGAGTTTGTAATTCAGCCCATTGTTGGTGGTTCAAGACATATTCTCTACCATGATACATAAAATGTATAGAAGTCATAAGTGGCTGAGTTTTATTAACACAAAGCATTTTAGTCAAATTGTAAATTGAATCTTTAATATCATCAAAATGCGTAATACCTAAGTAACCACCATGTCGCATAGCTCCTTTATAAGAACCTTGTGTAATATCATAAATGACATTAATTATAGCATAAATATCAACAAGGGCACTTTTGCATTGCTGAGACATCTTATAACCAGGGGACAATAAATGTTTAAAATCGTCGGTACACACTTTAACAAATTCCCGCGTTTCACGTACTCGTCTATTATAATAAAACTTCATGACAAATTGTATACAAGAAGTAACAGTATAACGATAACAACCAGAAAAGAAGTCCTCACAATTATCCCACCAATATATACCAACATCAGTAAAATAGTCTTTGATAGACTGAGTCCAAGAAGGCGCATATCTCTTAGTAGAGCCAGCAGTAGCAATTAATTTCTCACGACGAACCTTAGCTTTATTCTGAGCATCGACATAATCTGCAAGAAATTGAAAATCAACGTCTTTAATATATTTATCACAAATGGGCTCTGGAACATAATTGTGAATACCATAATCAGGTTGATCAAAATCATTGTTGAGCTCCTTTTGTTTAGAGACATTAGCGTTCAATTTAGCAAACTTACTCTTCAACTTAAGAGAATAAGCTTTACTACGCTTATCCATAGTTTTATGCTTAATTTCTCTAAAATATGTCTGATAAATATACTCATTGATGTAATCAGTAGGATAACGTTGTAAATACATCGCTTGAACAGGAAATGATCGTTGTATTTCAACAAAAGCGGCAATACGATCTTTCTTATAAGCTTCCTGCTCATCTCTAGGCATTTTATGAACTTTAAGATAATCACGAACATAATCAATTATCCGGTCACGCAAAACTCGTATACCATTCATAAAATGTTGTTGAAAAGATTGTAAATTATTTATATCATAAAACATCATACGAGTAGGAATAAAAGGAACAATCCATGACAACTTAGAATAATTGATTTCTAAATCATCTTTCTTCATGATATAACATGCCTTACGAAAATAATCTAAAATATCGTCATCACAAAGAGGAACATCTCTATCAAGGAAACTCTTAAGAACGCTTTTAATTTTAACCATGGTCAACATATGTTTCTTAACATCACACTTATTAACCAAATCATATAACCAATTAGGATGTCTACCAGGCAAAACAACAGGAGGTATCATGACTCTATTCTTACGACGATTCTCATAAGTTGGCTCAAAATGCCTCTTGTCAAAATCTGGAAAAACAATTTCAGGATTATTTATAAAAACGTGATGTTGAGGTCCAATAAGAGTATCCTGATTCACCAAATTAGCTAATGCAAAATTATCATTAAGAGTTTCATTAAAAACTAAAACCAACATATCTTTAAGATTTTCCAAACCAATCCAAGAAATCAAATAATCACGTGCAATAGGATACATGCGCATAATTTGCTTGTGCATCT